ACCCCAAGACTGGGAGCAGTACGTTGTCGCACCCCGTCACCCTCAGCGGGTGTTTGCCGGAACTGCTGCACCAATGCGTGCCCGCAATCCTGATGGCACTTTCATTGCCGATGACCCTTCAACTACGGAAAACGAAGCCTGGGTGACCCCATGACGACCAGCAAACGCGAGCAGATCCTGGCCGCCATCGAAACCGCCCTGGCCGGCACGACCGGCGTCGGGAACCGGATCTACCGCAGCCGCCCTGAGGCCTTCAGCCGTGGCGAGACCCCGGCGCTGGTGATCGAGCCAGGCAGCGAAAGCACGATTGACCCGGAGCGCACCGGCGGCGCCTCGATGTGCAAGCTCGACTGGCGCCTCACCGTGCGGATCGGGATCATCACGCGCGGCGCCATCCCGGACCAGCTGGCCGACCCGATCATGGTTGACATTCACCAGCGCTTGCGCACCAATGCCGGCATCAAGGCCCTGGTGATGACGATCTACCCCGCCAGCTGCGACTGGCAGCAGGCGGATGGCGATGGCACGGCCGGCGCCACGGTCTGCGACTGGAGCATCAGGTACCGCACCAGCGTCGACGACATCACGGCCTGAACGGGTCTGGGTACCTTCAAGGCAGATCCATTCCCCAGGTTCATGCCTGACATCCACGACCGCTACGCCGGCGTTGGCGGCTGCTACGTCGTCAACAAGAAAGGTGAGCGCGTCCCTGAGGATGCCGAGCCTGTGACCGCACCCGAACCCATCACCACTGAGGCCCAGGTCGATGCTGATCAGAAATAGTTTCATCCTGGCCAAGGCGGAAACGTCCTATGGCGTCGACCCTTCCCCCGTGGCGGCCAATGCCATCCGGGTGCGCTCAATTGACATCACACCGCTGACCGGTGAGCGGGTGGAGCGGACCCTGCTGACGGGGTACATGGGCGCCACGGCTAAGACCTTGCTGACCCAGCGTCATGCTGAAGTGACGATTGAGTTCGAGTGGGCCGGCAGCGGCACCGCCGGCACCGCGCCTCGCTTCGGGCCGCTGCTGACCGCCAGCTGCATGGCAGCCACCACCACCGGCTCAGCCGTGACCGGCACAGCTCAGGCTGGCTCGGCTGGTTCAATCACCCTGGCCAGTGGCGCCAGCAGCGTAAATGACTTCTACGTCGGCCTGCCGATCACAATCACCAGCGGAACCGGCAACGGCAGCAAAGGCCTGATCACCGCCTACGTCGGATCCACAAAGGTGGCGACCGTCCAGGCCTACGGCAGCAGCTTCACTCCTGGCGCGTCGTCCGGTTACAGCATCCCCGCCAACCTGACCTACACCCCGATCAGCACGCTTGATGGGGTCAGCAATACCAGCGCCACCATCTACGCCGTGCGCGACAAGAACCTCCACGTCATCACCGGCTTCCGGGGAGGGCTGGAGATCGGCGGCAAGCTGGGTGAGGTCGGCGTGATCACTATCAAGGGGATGGGGATCTACTCCACGCCGGTGGCCAGCAGCAGCACCTCCTACAGCTACGGCGCGCAGTCGGACGCTCTGCCGATCGAGGCCGGTACCACTAGCGCTCTGACCTTCCTGGGTGGCACGCCTTGCCTGGAAGAGTTCAAGCTCGACCTGGGCGTCAAAGGAACCTTTCGCAGCCTGGTCGGTTGTTCCCCCAACGTGAAACTTGAGCGGGGCCCCGCCACCGGTGAGGTGATGATTGAGGAGCCGGAAGTCGCCACCACCGACTACTACACCAAGGCCGCCGACAACACCGGCGCCAGTGATGCACCGTTTGCTGTCCAGCAAGGCGGCACCGCCGGGAACATCTCGACGTTGTTCGTGCGCAAGGCGGCCATCCATGACGACATCAGCCAGGCCGACACCGATGGCGTGGCCATGTTGACCATTCCGTTCATGGCGCTGCCCAGCGACGCCGGGAACGACGAAGTTCGCCTGGTGTTCTGCTGATGGCATTTGTCCTTGACACAGCCAGCTCCTACAGCTGGCCAGTGGAGTTTGATATTCCCGGCGATGGTGGCCGGCGGGTGCGGCAATCGTTCGATGCGGAGTTTGATCGCGTTGATCAGGCTGAGTGCGAAGAAATCATTGCTGGCGTGCGTCAGCGCGAAGCACTGCAGGAGGCTGGCCAGGAAGTGCCGGACGAGCTGGAGCGCTTTGACCCTGTCGCAATCGCTCGTCGCTTGATGGTGGGCTGGGGCGGCATCAAAGACGCCAACGGGGAGGAAGTGCCATTCACCGATGCCACGGTGATGCGTGTCCTGCGCACCCCGACCGTGGCCGTGATGATCGTCCGCGCCTGGGTTGATTCCCTTGCCGGCAAGAAATCAAAAAACTCATTGGCGCCGCGAGGCATTGGCTGACCGGCGCCGTTGAAACCAGGGACATGGACGAGGCCGCGGCAGTGTTCGGGATCGCCACACCGGAGCCGGTCAGTCAGGACTTTGCCGTGCTGCCTGAGAACGTCGATGCGGTGGCGATGTTCTGCCGCATGGGCACGCAATGGCGCACCGGCATGAATGGCCGCGAAGGCCTGGACTTGAGCTTGCTTCCGTGGCTCCTTACCTTGTACCCAGCGGATGAACCCCGCCAACTGCTGGAGGATCTGCAGGTGATGGAGCGGGTGGTGCTGACCGAATCAAATCAGGAGCATTGAGCATGGCGACCAGCCTTTCAGCCGTTCTCAACATCGCCGCCAAAGTGTCTGGCGAAGGTGCCGTCAACGGGCTGACCGGCGCCATCCACAAGCTGGAGAACACCAGCAAAGTGGCGACTGGCACCCTCAAAAACCTGGCTGGATCAGCCGGTGGCCTGGGTGGCGCGCTGGGAATGCTGGCGCCTGCGCTCAGCGTCGGCGGCCTGGTGGGCCTGGCGACCAACTCGATCAAGGGTGCTGACGCCATGAACGACTTGGCTCAAAAGACAGGCGTCAGCGTCGAGGCCCTGGCTCGCTTCAAAAAGGCGGCGTCCGTGTCAGGCACTGACTTGGAAGGTGTGAGCAAAGCACTGGTCAAGCTGTCCAAGGGCATGTACGACGCTGCCACCACCGGCAAAGGACCAGCCGCCGAAGCATTCAAAACTCTGGGCATTTCTGCCACCGATGCCAGCGGCAAGCTCAAGACCAGCGAGCAGGTGATGCTTGAGGTGGCCAACCGGTTCAAAACCATGCCAGACGGCGCCGAAAAAACGGCAATCGCTCTGCAGCTGTTTGGCAAAGCTGGGGCCGACATGATCCCCATGTTGAACATGGGTGGCGATGCGATTGACAAGATGTCAACCAAGATGACTGCCGCCTTTGCCAAAAAGGCCGACGAGTACAGCGACAAGCTGGCAATCCTTCAAGGCAAGATTGGCGGCATTGGCACCAGCATTGCCATTGCGTTGTTGCCTGCGTTGGATCTCTTGGCCAACGTCTTGACCACGGTGGTCGATGTGTTCACCAAGCTGCCTGGGCCATTGCAGGCCATTGTTGGTGGCTTCACCTTGCTGGCGATCGGCCTGGTGGCATTGGCGCCTGTCATCACCGTCATCAGCGGAGCATTCAGTGCATTGGCTGGCATTGGCCTGGCCGCAACCATCGCTGGCTGGCTGGGTGCCTTGGGGCCAGTGATTGCGGCACTGGGAACCTTTGCGGCTGCCGTGGTCGGCTGGCCTTTGCTGATCGGTGCGGCACTGGTGGCAATCGGCGTGCTGCTGTATTCATTCCGGGATCAGATCGGGGCGTTTGTCGCCGGAATTGCCAAGGCCTTTGCTGACGGCTTTGGCGCATTGGGCGGCATTGCCAACAGCGCGTGGCAAGCGGTTTCCGCCGGCTTTACCACCTACGTCAGCGGGCCAATCAGTGAGGCTTGGTCGACCCTGGTCAACTTCCTGGGCAAGGCGCTGAGCAATGTCACCGGCGGGATCTCGCGGATCTGGGAGGGCCTGGTCAGCAACGTCAAAGGTGCGCTTCGAGGCATTTTGCAGTTCGCCGCCAATGCTCTGAACGGCGTGATTGGCGCCATCAACCGAGTGATCCAGGGGATCAATGTGGCCCGGGCCGCCACGAACATGAGTCAACTGGGCCAGATGAGCCTTATCCAGGTTCCGGCTTTTGCTGAAGGTGGCGTCGTCAGCCGTCCCACCCTGGCCATGGTCGGCGAAGGCGGTCAGGCGGAGTACATCATCCCGGCCAGCAAGATGGCCGCGGCATCAAGCAACTACCTGGCTGGCTCCCGCGGCGCGTCGGTGCTGTCAGGCGGAAGCAGAGGTGGCGCTGCCCCGCAGATCAATATCCAGACCGGGCCCATCATGCAGACCGCAGACGGCCAGCAATGGGTCACCATCGGCGACCTGGAGCGCGCTCAGCGTCAGACCGTCGCGGCGGTGATGGGACAGCTGCGCACCCCGGCCGGCCGCTATGCGGTGGGGGCTCGCTGATGGCCAGGGCGCAAGCGCAATACCTGAAGCTGTTCAACGGCTCCACCACCTACCAGCGCTGGCAGTCGTACTACGTCGGCCAGACCGTGACGTGGAGCAGCGGCAGCTGGCTTTACCAGCAGTTTGACTGCGATGGCTTCACAGCAGGCCAAGGCAGCAGCGAAGCATCGCTGAGCGTCACCCTGCCAGCGACGCAGTTCGTGGTTGACCAGGTGGAGCGCGCCTTGCGTGAGGCATGGCTGGCTGAGCTCAGCCTGTACGAGTTCGACCCGCTGCTGGGCAACGCAACACCGCAGGCTGCGCAGGCGCTGGTGGCTGCCTACACCGGCGAGGTCGTGAGCGCCAGCGGCAGCCTGACCACGATCACCATCAGCCTGGGCAGCAGCCTATCCCCGGTCGGCGCGCAGGTTCCACCGCGTCAATTCACCACGCGCCTGATCGGCGTGCCTTGCCAGCTATGACCGGATACAAAGGCTGGACTAATGGCAACCGGATCGCACCGTGGTCATCTGCCTGGAATCAGACGGCGGCGCCGCTCTCGCAGGTAGCACTCCAGGCCGGCAATGTTTCGGCGCCGCTGACTGCCGACAAGGCCAAAGGCAACACCAACACCCAGCCGGATCAGCGCTCCATTGTGATGGGCGAAACGATCCCGATCATTTTCACTAGGCGCCTGGGCAAGGACGGCGGCGTCATGCTCCAACCTGGCGCCACTGAAGCGGCCTTTAGCGTCGACGGCAGCAATGCCATCACTGCCAAGTACCACCTGGTCCTGGGCGAAGGCCAGATGTTTGAGGTGCAACGCCGTGACGTAATGCAGATCGGCCTGCGCCGGGGCACATTCAGCCAGACCTATGGCAAGCGTGCCGGGAACTGGACCCCTGGCAACACCATCCCAATACCCACCAGCGGCATCTATCGGGTGGCCTCCTACAACTGCGGCGGTGGCTCGTCTGGGTATGGCACCTACCAAGGCCTGACAACTTTCAGCTTCATCACGACTTGCCCCAATGGCGACGACAGCTGGAAAGGTCAAGTGTCGATCTTCATTCGTGGCGGCTTGAAGGTGACTCGATTGGTGGATGGCCAGTTCGGTCCCAGCTCCAACGTGGTGGATCTGATCAAATACCTGCTCACCCAGAGCAGCCGGGTGCCAACCGGCGTGATCGACGGCAGCAGCCTGACTGCCGCTGCCACGTTCATCAACGCAAACCTGTTCCGTTGGGATGGGGTCATCAAGGACTCCACCAACTTGCGCGACTGGCTGGCGCAGACCTTGCCTTATTACCTGCTGCGCGAGGCCAGCGCCAACGGAAAGTTCGCCCTGCGTCCCCTGGTGCCAGTAACCAGCGGCGGCGCCATCGATACCGGGGCGATCACCCCAGCATTCGCGTTCAACGACACCAGCGTCATTGCCGGATCCTTCGAGATCGAATACATCCCCCTATCCGATCGCAAGCCGGTGTGCCTGCAAATGCAGTGGCGCCAACAGGATGAATGCCAGTGGCCGCTGGTGCGCACCAGTGAGGTGAGGTACCGCGGTGAGGCCGAGACTGGACCTTACGAGCAGCACGATCTGTCGGCCGTGGCGACGAATGAGGATCACGTCATCAAGGCCGGCACCTACATCCTGGCGCGGCGCCGCTATTGCACCCACACTGCCCGGGTGAGCCTGCGTCCTGGTGCCGCATCGCGCGCTTTGGTTTCCGGTGACGTGGTCCAGCTGGTGCTGACCCGCAACGCCTCGACCGGCTCCACCGGCGAACATAACAAGCTCTATGAGGTGCAGTCAATCCG